TCGGCGACGTCGGTGTCGAGCGTCGGCGCACCCAGGCTCATCGCGGAGGTCAGCCGGAACTTCCGCGCGTAGCGCCGGACGAAGACCGCGTTATCCTTCGCCGCGATCAGCTCGGACACGAACTGCTCCGGGCCGACGAGAGCGCCGCCCTTAACGAACACGTTCGCCTGGAGCGTATCGGCGCGGGTCTCGCCTTCGAGGTACGAGCGGAAGGCGGTCTGGTACTCCTGAGAGGCTCGCGGGTTGTCCGACTTCGGGGCGGCCCGCTGGTCGGCCGGCTCCGGCTTGCTCGCCGGCTTCCCGTGCGCGGCCTGGCGCTGCTCGAGGTCCACGAGCCGCGCGGCCCGCTCGGCGCGCTCCGTCTCGGCCTTGATCGAGTCGTCGAGCTTCTCGACGTCGGCCTCGGCCTTCGTGTACTCGGCTTGCTCCTCGGGCGAGAAACTCCGCTTCTCGGCCTCGGCCTTGTCGTTGATCTCGCGCATCCGCTTGATCGCCGCGGCGCGCTGCTCGACCATCTCCTTGAGGCTCATGGGCTTCTCCTCGTGTTGCTGGAGAGGCCCCAAACGCGAAAGGCGCGAAGCCCCTGCCAGCATCGGACAACCGATGCCAGGGAGCCTCGCGCCTGCCTACGGGCGGCGGGTAGCTCTGCGGCGCCGCTACCGGATGGCCTACAGGCCCCACTCCCCCGAGGGGAGGTAGCAGCGCGACCCTACACTTTCACGCTACCACGGCTGTCAAGTCCTTCCGAGTTCCAGCAGCCGGAGCCGGCGGAGGCGCGACTCCTCGACCGCCACGGCCGCCCGGTATCCGGAGAGCGCGTCCCCCGCATCGTTGAGCGAGCGGACCGCCACCTCCGTCTGCGGGTACGCCGGGAACGTCACGGGCGACACGTCGTAGAGTTCGGCGTCGAGCAGCGTCCGCAGCCACTTCCCCGGCCCCAGCTTGGCCCACTGGTCCTTGATCGCGCGGAAGCCGAAGGACATGCCGCTCACGTCGCGCCGCTCGATCGACACGGCCACGTCGCGGCCCAAGGTGGTGTCAGGCAGGTCCACTTCGAACGCCAAGCCCCGCGGATCGGATGCCAGCCGGAGCGTCCCGGCCTGCGTCCGGCCGAGGACGTGGCTCGGATCATGATTCCACAGGGCGCGCACGTCGGCCGCGAGAGACCCATCGAAGGCCCCGGCGGCGATCCGCTCGACGAACCCGCCGAGGTCGATGCTCTCAGCGTTGTAGAGCGCGGCGTACCCTCCGATCCTCGTCGGCTGGCCGTCGGCCCGAGACACTCGCAGATCGTAGGCGTGGGCCTTGCCCAAGTCGTGAAAATCGACGGATCTCCGTTCCATGATCCCTCCTAAGCGGCGAACCCGATGGCATCCGCCAGGTAGCGGCGAGCGCTTCCGATCGCCTCCTGTAGCTCGCTGAGAGCCATGATCTCGGCGCCCGAGGCCAGCCACTCGGCCGGCAGCCCGCGGAGCGCCTGTAGGCCATCCTGCGGAGTCCGGTTGGCGATGGCAGCGCGGACAGCTTCCCCCGCCTTGATTCCGCGGGACTTAGCGAGCCTTGAGGCATGGTCCACGGCCCACTCCGAAAGGTCACGGCCATCCGCGCCCCGGATCGATTCCCCGAGGGCCAGCACCGGGGCCAGGAACGCTTGGCGCGCCGTCGCGGCGTGGTCGGCGAAGAAGCCCGCGGCCCACGCCTCAAACTCGGCCATGCCGCGCGCGGCGAAGACGCGGTCGATAGCCTTCGCGAACGCCGCGGCCTCCCGGCGCACGATCCGCTCGGCAGCGGCCCGGAAGAGCGGCAGGAACACGCGGCGGAGATTCTCGTCGGTGTCGGTCGGCTCCTCCGGTGTCGGCTCCGGCGGCGGGGGAGCGATGATCGTGGGCGGCGGAGGCGCCGGCTCCGGCTCCTCGGCCTTCCGCAGGATCGCCTCGACCGGCAGCATGTTCCCGTTGACCAGGTACGCCTTGCCGCTGTCGTCCTCGGTCGGGTTGCGGTTGTCCAGTTCCCGCCACTCGTCCGCGTTGATGACCCCGTTCTGCCGCTGGATCGCAAGCGTCTGCGCCCTGGTCAGCGCGTCGCCGCGGAGAAGCGCATCGAGCAGGAATTCGGGGTAGTGCGTGCGCCGCTCCGCCGCCGTGAAGACCTGCGTCACGATCGCGCGCTCCCACCGCACCGCCCACGGGCGGATTGTGTGGACCGTGTAGTCGATCGCCTGGTGCTCGATGTTTGAGAACGTCGCGCGCGCCAGGTCTCCGATCAGATGCGGTGGGACGCGGTTGATGCGGGCCATCTGCTCGGTCTGGTTCCGCTGCGAGGCGACGAACTGCGCCTTGTCGTTCTCGACGACCGCCGCGGTGAACTTCATGCCCTCCTCAAGCAGCCCGATTCGGTGCGAGCGGTCAACGCCTTGGTGTCTGGCTTCCATCGACGCCAGGAGGCGCGCCTTGGCGCCGGCGCTCATCACGCCGGGATGTTCGAGGAAGCCGCCCGGCGTCGCATCGTTCCCGAAATACGCGGCGCCGTAGCGCTCCAAGGCGAGCGAAAGGCCGATCGACTCTTGGTGCATCGTGATCGACGAGCGGCCCATGACGCCATCAAGCGCGAACGCCTTGACGTGCAGCACGCGGGAGCGATCGAGCATCGTGAACGTCTGCCCGGTCACGGGGTCCTTCTGGTCGGGGAGCAGGATCACCTGATACCACAACTCGCCCTCGATGCGCCGCACGATCATCCGCTCCGGCGGGATCGGCCAGAGTTCCACGGCGGCCCCCGCGCCGTTGCGCACGATCTCGGCATAGGCGTTGCGCTGCATCATCAGCCACGCCTGCTGCATCTCGAAGAACTGAACCGCGTCCATCTCTGGGTTTGGCGCGTCGTGCAGCAGCGCGTAGAGCCGGTGCTCCGAGTCGCGCTCGCGGCGAGTGTCCCCGATGCGCTTGTATACGATCAGCGGGAGGGTCGCGAGATCCTCGGACACGTTGCGGACGCCGGCGAAGTACGCGGGGCTTTCAAGCGCGGTCGAATCGGTGACGGACACGCCGGAGAGTGTCGGGCGAACGCCGAAGATGGAGGCCGCGGCCGGGTCGGCGAGACTCGTCCGCTTCACGAATCGTGTCAGGAGCCGAGCGATCAGACCCATAGCACACCTCGCTCCTCGTAGACGGACGCCTGAGGCTCTGCCGTCGCCACGAGTCGATTCAGCGCGATGATCGCGGCGATAGCCCCGTCGATTCGCTTTCGAGCGGACGGCTTGAATGGGAAGATGTTCCCCTTCTTGTCCTCCCGGACCGCCACGTTCGACATACACCAGGCCATCACGGGGTTCCCGTCGTGCGTCAGCCGGCCCGCTACGATCAGCGCCTCGAAGAGCTTGGCGGGCTCGCTCATGTTCTTGACGGTCTGATCGACCTGCACGCGTCTGTAGCCCGCGCGCTCCACCGTCTGCGTCAACATCTCGGCGTTATACGGGTCGAAAGCGATCTCGCCCGACTTCAGCCCATACTTCGGCCCGATCTCGTCGACGATCGCGTCGCGAATCATGTCGTAGTCTACGACCGGCCCGGGGGTCGCGCGCAGCCAGCCGTCACGCGCCCACACGTCGTACCCCGCGCGATCGTTCACGGCGGCCTGGGCCAACGTCTCCGCCGGCCGCCAGAAGAACGGCACAAGATGCACCCGATAGTTGATCGACAGGCGCTTGAGCTTCTTCTCGGCCTCGGGATCCCCCTGGCCCTCAGCGATCTCCAGTTCCAGGGGCGGGCGGGCGTCCGGGTAGCGCAGCGCGACGACGGCAGACGTGAGGTCCAGCTTGCTCGACAGGTCGAGGCCGAGCGCGCAGGCCGTCCATCCAGGCGGCGCTTCGGGTAGCACTTGGAGTTCGCGCCAGCGGTCCATCGGAATCCACGTCGTGTGCTGCTGCGTCCAGATGCAGAAGTTGAGGCGCTTGACGATGTTCTCCTTCGACGGCATGCCCTGCGCCTCGCGGAGTTGCTCGCGCAGGTACGAGACCGGGAGAATGGTGCCGAGGCCCGGGTTCGCCTTCGGCCAGCACGCCTCGTCGACCCACGAGTCCCCCTCGTCGAGTGCGCAGACGTAGGCGAACCATGCCTCGTTCTCCTCGATGCCCTCCAGCACCTTCACGCTGTACTCGTGGTGATGCCAGCAGACGGACTCCAGGTCGTCTCCGGAATTCGTGATCTCGAAGACGAAGCCGTTCCGCCGCGCCTTCAGCCCCGCCCTCATCTTGTCGATTACCAGCGAGTTCGGGTGCTCATGGAGTTCGTCGATGAGCGCGCAGTAAACGCGCTTGCCGTCGAGCCCGCGATGCTCCGACGACACGGCGCGGAAGATCGCGCCCGAGTCGCCCCGCGGCACGAGGCTCGCGGCGAGCACCTCGATGGAGGCGCTCAGCTCGTCGTCGCGCTCTACCATGCCCTTCGCGTCTCGCCAGCAGATCGACGCCTGGTCCTGCATCGTGGCCGCCGCGTACACCTCCGGCGCGGGCTCACCGTCCGCGATGAACGCCAGCAGCCCGACGCCGGCGGCCAGAGGCGTCTTCCCGCTCCCCTTGCCGCTCTCGACGTACGCCGTTTTGAATCGGCGCGAGCCGTCCGCGTTGCGCCAGCCGAAGACTGAGCCGACGATGAACGCCTGGAACGGCTGGAGCACGAAGGGTGAGCCGTCCGCCAGCACGAGCACCTCGCGGAAGAAGCCGACGGCGCGTTGCGCCTCGTCAACGTCCCAGCGGATGCCGAGGTCTGTCTGGTGCTTGAGGTCGCGCAGGTGACGATCCGCGGCGAGCCGCACATAGGGCCCTGCCACGACGCGCCCGGCGTGGACGTCGCGCGCGTAGCCGGACGCCTGATCGACGACCTGCGGCGGAAGCGTGGCCCGGCCCTTCCGCGGCGAGCGGCGAACCGTGCGCGGGGCGCAAGCCGGGGACGCCACTACTTCACCCGCCGCATGAACTGCTCCAGCTTGCCTGGCTGCGCCTTCTCGGCGCGCTTCACGCCGCCGCGGCTCGATGGCGTCAGGCCCAACTCGGCCGCGAGCTGCCGGAACTGGGTCGTGAGCTTGTTGAGCTGCCCGAGGTAGCCCTTCGCGAGCGCCACCTCGAGGCTGGCGCGCTGCGC